TACCTGACGCGGTCCGCCTGCTCCCGCCTTGGGGCGGGACTGCGAAATCCGGCGTCATGCGGCCATTCCGCCGGGCTTCATGGCGGAATGACGAGAAAGGAACGGCTTTTGCCGGGAAGGGAGGGGCGCCATGCGCCGCATCCAGAAATATCTGTCCGGCCTGTGTGCGGCGGCGCTGCTCCTGAGCCTCCTGCTGGCCGGGACGGCCAAGGCGGATGAGATCACCATCTATCTGATGGCGGAGAACGACCAGATGCTGGACCTGCCCCTGTCTGCCATGCCCGCCTGGATCAACGGAGACATATATGTGCCCTACACCGCCTTCGACTGGACGGTGACGGGGGTGAACCTGGGAGTCTCCTACGGGCAGGAGCGGACAGAGACTGAGTACAAGTTTACCCTCTACAGCCTGAACGGCATGCTTGTGTTTGACCTGAACGCGGGCACCTGCACCGACGGCTTCTCCGGAGAGGCGAAGGACATGCGTGCCGCGCTGCGCAACGGGCGGGTGTTTGTCCCCCTGGCCGGGGTGTGCAGCTTTTTTGGCCTGAATTACACCTATACCCCCACCAACTACGGCACCCTGATCCGTATCACAAACGGGCAGGAGCGGCTGGACACCCAGCAGTTTGTTACATCGGCCAGCGGGCTGTCTATGCCCACCCGCTACT